TACCGTAATCCTTGGATGCTCATTAAGGCTAGCACTCAGCGTGATTCTTTAAAAGGAAAAGCCGAGCGTCGAGGAAATTCAAGCCAAGGGTTAAACGTAACCAAGGAACTAGAGAAGTACGTCTTTCCACTAAGAGAAGACTTCCGTAACCGCTAAATAATTCTCCATATGCGGATGCCTCGCACCCCGTCAGTAATGACTACCTTAGTAGCCACCTTATAGCCGAGGCGCTTGGTAACATCCACAATCTTCTTACGGGACTTTCTGGGATCAAGGCAGGGCACAAAGAACGAACACCCCACCTTAAACTTAACCCAGTTAATCTCGTAAACTATCTTCTCCACTTGCATCTTTAGCTTCTTCAGGTATTAGTTTGCCCATATCTATAAAGTCTGCATGGGAGGAGTCAAATACTAAGCAACGTACTCCGGGAGAACTAATGCTCATGCCCTTCGACAAGCGCTTGTTTATTGTCTCTAGGTACAAACCCTTAGCACCAAGCTCCTTCAGTACGTCCTTATAGTCTATCTGCGTTTCTCCACAGTGCTTCCTAAAGTTTTTAACCGGTACAAACAGCTTTTGAGTGTCTGGCTCGTAGCGGTAAAGCAACGCGCCTTTAGGTTCTACTAAAGGAAACTTAGGCTTCTGGGTACGCTTATCTACACCGTCCTCAACGACTAGCATGTTATGTGGATGGGTGTTTACAAACTCTCCGATTACTGAGCTGGCTTCGCTAACTGGAGGCTTAGTGTCCTCACGCATCTCTAGTAGTATAGGGGTAACTACCTTATATATGCGTGCCATATCCAGAGTCACGATGCCCAACCTGCGTGCGATAATACCACCGGCTAAGTTGGATGCAACTATGGCTGACCAGTTTCTCTCTCGCTGCGTTAGATTTAAGTCCTTGTCTATACGTGCCTGTATCTCCTTAACTAAAGCTTTAACATCTTCTAAGTTGCCAGTTAAGTGCTTCATGTAGGGTTCAATAGCGTGCCCATAGTTTTCATTTAGTTGATGGTCAAACATTTGCTTACCCTCTGCTGTAGAAATAATTTCACTCCCCGGATATTCAATACGAAACTCTAAGAGTCTCATCATCTCACCATCGGCTGCATTCTTTATGGTAGCTAGCTTCTGGTAGAAAGAAGCATTAGCACAAGTCAGAGTAATATCCCGCCAAGTAATGTTATTAACTCGGAGCTTGTTCGCACTAGCCTCTGCTTTGTCCTTACCGCGCCCTTGTGAGCAAGCGTATACATAGTCCGAGAAAGGCTCTGGTTTCATATTAGTCATCTCGTCAACGGTGTTAACGATGTTGTTAAGCAAGCCTAGCTTAATTACTTTACTAACCTTAGTGTCCTCAGGCGTACCAAGCAGCATCTCTGGATGCCCACATATACTGTTTGCCATGCGTAGGACTGTAGTCTTACCTTGCCCAGCAAGGGGATGGATAAGGTTTATAATCGCACCTTTTTGCCCAGTAAACTTTAACAGGGGGGCACCAAAGCCACTCAGCGCTGCGAACGCTTGTATTTCTAATCCGGGTCTATTGTAAAGCTCAAAGACCTCACGCCACTTCTCAAGCGTACCTTGTGGCTCGAAGTAACCCGCCATGCTCTCCGTAGTACTGGATGCAGGTGAGTGGTAAACCCCATCCTTTGCTATCTCTCTAGTACCGACAATAAACTTACTGTCGTTTTCCGCCCAACCAAATTGGCTCCTCATAATTTCTGCTTTCCTTCTACGTTGAAGCCCTATAACAGAGCTAATAATGAAACTTAAAATAAGCTTGAATTGTGGCTCCGGTGCAAGAACACCGTGCCTAGAAATCTCCCTACGAAGCTCCCTAGCGTCAGTTATCTTCGCGTTAGAGACTGTAAAAGTCCTAATCCCATCTTGCGCTGAGTGCAGTCTAAGCACGGCAACGTCCCCTTTGTCGGGGTCTGGGTCATTCATACGCTTCCAAACGTAAAAGTCATGTTCGTACACGAGCTTAGGTTCGTCGTCGTCTAGGTCTAGGTATATACCTCCGTTCTGTCCTCGCTTAAAAGGGAACGGATACTCAGGTATCCTGATCGTTTTGCTAGGATCATCGGGGTCGGGAATGTCTGTCTCGTAGTACTTCTCTCCCGCGTCTTTCTCCGCTGCGCCTACCGCAGCTTCAGGCGTTACACCTGCTGCTTTGTCTTCGTCTGTGGCCTCGATTAGCTGCTTACCCAAAGAAATAGGGCTAGTAATCTTGCCTTTGTGTGGACAACCTTCGCATCCTCCGGGGTTGTTACGCTCAAAGACTTCGCAACTATGCGGCCCTAGAATGTGCTCGATCTTCCTCTCCACTGCGGAGGGGTCGTAGTCTGGATGTCCTGAAGATAGGCGGTGTATTGCTTCCTTCTTATCCGAGCAAAACTTAGCAACAGAGAGTGCGTCAAACCAACGCGGCTCAGCTAATGTTTCTCGGTCTGTGTAGCAGGAGAGTAATTGCGCACAACTAGTGTTGCTCTTAGCCCGCATCATTATCTTAGTAAATGAGGACTCTGTGTTAGCTGCGAGGGCTTTACCCATTGCTGTTAGCTCGCGCTTAGGCCGTATTACGGTAGCTTCGAGCTGGCTTATCTCCTCTACTCCAAGGAGTTCCTTGAGGTCATCAAGGGGTATACGGTCGCCTACGTGGGCCACCTGTACTTTGGCAGGGGGATTATCTTTAAAGTTATAAGTATCAGGAACTCTTAGGATTCGAGAAACTTCGAATACACTTGGGTCAACATGAAAGTCTTGCTTAAGGCAAACCTGCCGTAACCTAGTGGCTACCGCTTCCCATTCGCCACGAGCTATCTCTTCCTCAAGCACCCAGTATACGTGCAGTCCGCGCCCTGAATTCACTATGGTAGGTCTAGGTAACCCCACAACTCCACAGAACTTCTTCAGAGCAAGCATCGCTTCCGTCTGGTTAACGTAACCTTCAGGTCGCCCAGTCTTCTCGTTGACTACCGCTTTAGTCTCACCGCAGTCGATGTCTAACCAGAAGGCCTTAAGCTTATCTACGTTGTCCTTTTTTCTTTTCCCGTCAATTGATTGAAACTTTGCTACTGCAAAAAAGACGTTGCGTTGTTCTCCAACAAATTTCTTAACCCAACTGTCAACTTCCTCCCTAGTAGCTACAACTTTTTGTGAGACATCATCCTTGCCTTTAATTCCAACTACGACGTATAAACCCTGTGCAGGTTGTACGTAGTCTAGGAGGTCAAAGTCAGTCATAGGATTCTCATCTTTGATAATCACTCTGGTAGAGCGCTATAAGTTCGCTGATTTCCTCAGCAGTTTGTTTACTAGGTTGATTTACTCCTGTAAACCAGTTGTAAACGGTTTGTCTGCTAACATTTAAATCGGAAGCTACATCGGCCACAGGTACACCTAACTTGATGCAAATGCGACCGAGCTTAACTCCCAACGAGCGAGCGCTTGTTTTTTTGTTTATCTGAATTAGTCTTAAACTATATCCATAACTCATTAGTCAAGGTCACTCCCCCAGTTCTCAATGATTGAGGCCATGTCAACACCACCAACTTCCGGCTCGTCCTTCTTAGTGCTGCGCTTCTTTGGCTCCTCAACAACTTCGGCAACAACCTCTTCTATAGGTTCCTCAACAACCTCCTCTACTACAGGTTTTGCCTCAGCAACTGGAGCTTGGATAGCGGGTTGTTTTTCTACCTTGTCTACTTGCCCAACCGTAAGTTGTGTGTACATCTTAGACTCAGGGTTCTCCTGTGCTTTTAACACTAGATCAAACTCAGCGTCTGTTACTTCACGGACTGGAGAGAACACTAGCTCCATAGTTTCGGCATTAGGATTAAAAGCAACAGTGGTAACTACGCTGTCGGGAGACAGAGTGTTGTTTACCAAGAACTTTACATAACTTTCAAACGGATGCAGGTTACCAACACCCTTACCAAACAAAGACTTAGCCGGTATGTTGAACTGGTAGATCGTCCCACTCTCGTCGCCTTCTAACATGAGTGATACCCGACGTTGGAAACGACAAGCACGCCCGCCTGTTTCACCAGAACCTTTTATGTTCATAGCGCACTCTGAGCAAGTAGGGCTTTGCGGATCAGATGCAGCCGCCTCTGGCTTATCACCTTGATTAGACCAGCAGTTAGGGAGGGTAGCTTCTTTGCTTGGGTCGAACTTATCCTTGTAGTATATACGTGAGACGTTTGTCAGCATGTTTACGATAACAGCGTTGAACTCGCCTCGTATAATCTCACCAATCTGGTCACCGTTAACTGACTTCTTAAAAGTGCCGTTAATATTGGCTTGTATACGCCGAGTGGTGCTGGTGCTAGTCCTTGAGGTAGCAAGCTTTTGGCTAAGTGCCGTTACTCGCTTTCCAGAAGGGGCTAACGCAGTGTCGCTAGTAAAAATTGATACGTCCTTAGACATCTTGTACTCCTATTTAGTAGTTGGTTTTCTTACGGATATTATGTACTTCTTGTTTGACTGCAACCCTTGAGGGCATTCGTCTGGATTTTCTGTAAGGAACTCTTTCATATGGGTATTATGAATTCGCTTCTCCAGTAAATGATAAGCATCGTTAGCCTCAATGAACTTGTACATAGCTTCCCAATCACTTGTCCAGTAGTTGGAGGAAACCCTCCGAGTAATAGTACCCTCGGTAGTTTTCATGCTGTCTAAGTTCTGCTCACTGCAAAGGTCCAGTAGCTTTTCAGCGACGAACTCTTGCTGCTCTTTGAATAGCTTTATTTCGTCGTCTTTTTCTTTAATCGCGCCGCGTATCTTGATGTAGATAGCGACTAATTTGTCAACTGTTAAGTCAGACATACCTACTCCTTTTTCTTAGTCGGGAGAGTAGTATAGGCCTGTACTTTACAATGTCAAGAGTTTAGGTTTAATTCGTTGCGGTAGAGATCAATTATTTTACTGTGGTTGGTTATGTTGTTCTGAAGCATCCCATACAACTTAGCCTCAACCTCGCTTCCCTGTATGTGTACGATAGTCATGGGGTTATGCTGGCCCGGACGATTGATGCGAGCGTTAGCTTGCAGGTAAGTTTCTACGCTAGTAACGGGAGCGTACCAAATTATTGTGTTGGCAGCGGTTAGAGTAAGCCCATGCGAAGCAGCTTGTGGTTGGATGATAAGCACTTGCGGCGTTTCCTTTTCTTGGAACTCTTTTATTATCTCTGTTCTCTTATTAACCGATACTTTGCCGGATATAATCTCACAGCTTATCTTTTTCTTAGTAAGAAAATCATTAAGTAAATTAATGGTATGCGTGAAAGGCACGAACACTAACACCTTGTGGCTTGACTCCTCT